CAAATTTGGTGGCGGTGACCCTTGGTGTAAGGTGGGTGATTGGGTGTGTATCGGTCGCTACGCTGGCTCTCGGTTTAGTATCGAGGGTGGTGAAGTCCGCATTATCAACGATGACGAAGTCATCGCAACCATCGTCGATCCCGACGATATCAAGTCATACGGAGGGTAGTTGTGTCAACTAACGCCGCAGAAACCGAAGTAAAAGAAATCGAAGTTGTTGAAGAAAAGGAAGAAGATACTTCTTCTGAAGTCGAAGTTGTTGAAGAGGAACAACAACAGGAGGAGAAAGGCGAAGGAGAAGAAGCTGAAGCAAAAGAGGAGGAGTTAGAGCAGTATTCCAAATCTGTGCAGAACAGAATTAATAAGCTAACGTCTAGATATCGTGAGGAGGAGCAACGCACGAAGAAGGCAGTGGCTTATGCTGAGACTATTCAGAAACAAAATGAAGAGTTAAAGCAACGTCTGGAATCTTTAGATCAGTCCTATGTTGGTGAGTTTGACACTAGGATTAAATCTCAAGTAGAAGCTGCAAAACAAGCATATCAAAAGGCTTACGATGAGGGTGATGCCGATGGAATGTTTGAGGCTCAGAAGAACATAAGTCGTTTGGCTATTGACGAAGCTCAACTTGAACAGGCTCGTAAAAGACAAGAAAAAGACGTTGCGGCTAGGGAAGAACTTCGGAATGCTCCGGCTCCACAGCAACAGGCACAGCAACAACCTGCTCCTCCTGATCCTAAAGCAGAGGCGTGGGCATCGAAAAATGAATGGTTTGGCACTGATCAAACCATGACTTATGCTGCTTTTGGGCTGCATAGGCAATTAATTGAGGACGAAGGATTTGACCCAACGTCCGATGAGTACTATACTGAACTTGACAAGAGGATTCGCTCAGAGTTTCCACAGAAGTTTAAGGAAACAAAACGCGGAGATTCTGGACCCCGAGTCGCTTCTGCGGAGTCCAGTGCTTCTAAAGCACCGTCAGGAAAGGGGCGCAGAACAGTCAAATTGACTCCTTCGCAGATTGCAATAGCGAAGCGGTTGAATGTTCCGCTCGAAGAATATGCTAAGTATGTTAAGGAGTAAGAGATGACTGATTCTACAAGAACGCCACGCGAAGCGACAACTCGCGCAAAGACCCAAAGAAGAAAGCCTTGGGCACCTCCCTCTAAACTGGAGGCCCCGGAAGCACCAGAAGGTTATAAGCATCGTTGGATTCGTACCTCACTTCGTGGGGAAGATGACAAGATGAATGTAAACGCTAAGATCCGGGAAGGTTGGGAGCCTGTAAGGGCTGACGAATATCCTGAGATGGCTGGTAAGTATCCAACTATCGATGATGGTCAGCATGCAGGTGTAATAGGAGTAGGTGGTTTAATGCTTGCTCGTATCCCAGAGGAAACGGTAGAAGAGCGAACTGAATATTATCGGGAGCAGACCCGTCAACAAATGGAAGCCGTGGACCAAAGCCTAATGAGGGAACAACATCCCTCGATGCCTATCCATACGGATAGGAAAAGCCGTGTATCATTCGGAGGTAAGTCGGATGGCTGACCTCCTACAAAATAAGGAGTAAGCAATGGCAAATGTTAATGTTGCCTTCGGCCTCAAGCCGATAAACACTGCGGGTAGCACACCAGCTACTGGCGGTGTAAATGCATACCCCATCGGCAGTTCCGCAGCAGCAATATTCCAAGGTACTCCAGTAAAGTGTGACAACGGTGGTTCAATCGTTGTTGGCTCTGCTACAGGAGATACCGTGGCATATGTTGGCGTGTTCCAAGGATGTGAGTATGTTTCAGCCACTACCGGAAAGAAGGTGTTCTCGAACACTTGGGCCGGTTCAGGAAGTGCAGACACAAATTTCCCAATCACAGGATTTGTGTACGATAACCCACTTCAGCGCTTCATTATCGCTACTGATGCGACATTTACAGATGAAGCAACCGCTAAAGCGTCTATCTTTGAAAACACTCAGTTGGATAGTGGCGCAAGCGGAAGTACAACCACAGGAATCTCATCCGCAAAGATGGATGTTGCTACATTAGACTCATCAAACGCCTCTCTTCCTTTGAAGATTGTTGGCATTCTTGATGATGTAGACAACGAAGACTTTGCTGCTGCGGGTATTCCTATGATTGTGATGATCAACAACCATGCGCTGCTTCAGGCTGATTCTGAAGCTGCAATTTCGTAGGGAGGTTAGATAATGGCTATTTCTCGCGCACAACTCGCCAAAGAACTAGAGCCGGGTCTAAACGCTCTCTTTGGAATGGAATATGATCGATATGAAGGTCAGCATGCTGAAATCTTTGACACCGAGTCTTCTGACCGGGCGTTTGAAGAAGAGGTGATGCTGTCAGGTTTCGGTGCAGCACCTGTCAAGGGTGAGGGCACAGGTGTCACTTTTGATGATGCCAACGAAGCTTACACTGCTCGTTACAACCACGAGACAGTGGCAATGGCCTTCTCAATCACTGAAGAAGCAGTTGAGGACAATCTCTATGATCGTCTTGCTTCTCGGTACACTCGTGCCCTTGCTCGTTCAATGGCACACACAAAGCAGGTTAAAGCTGCCGCAGTTCTTAACAATGCATTCTCCGCTGGCGCATTTGCTGGTGGTGACGGTGTTGCTCTCTGCGCCACTAATCACCCGCTTACAAGTGGTGGCACATTCGCCAATGAGCCAGCAACTGCTGCTGACTTGAATGAGACTTCTCTTGAAGACTCACTTATCAGCATCGCTGGTTTTGTTGATGAGCGCGGTTTGATCATTGCCCTTAAAGGCATGAAGCTTATCGTTCCTCGTCAGCTTCAGTTTGTTGCCGAGCGTCTCATGGTATCAAACCTTCGGGTAGGTACAGCAGACAACGACGTTAATGCATTGCGCTCAATGGGCATGCTTCCTAACGGTTATGTAGTCAATGACTTCTTAACTGATACGGACGCATTCTTCATTAAGACTGATGCACCAAACGGCTTCAAGCATTTTGAGCGTTTGGCTTTGTCAACTGCAATGGATCCAGACTTCGACACTGGCAACATGCGGTACAAAGCTCGTGAGCGTTACAGCTTCGGCTTTTCAGATCCTCGCGCAGTGTTCGGTTCACCGGGCGCATAAGTGTAGGCAAAATGATATTAAAGGGCAGCTTCCATGCTGCCCTTTTTTATTGTACAATGATGCATTCCTGACAACTGCATGGTGCGGTTGACACTAGCCACGACAGGAGACTTAAATGGCTACTACTACTTTCTCTGGTCCTATTAAGGCCGGAACTATCAAGAACACAACAGGCACGACTCTAGGCTCAAACATTGCTAACGTCGGTCAGGTTGTTATGGCTCAGACATTTTCAGCAGATTTATCGGGCGGTGCTCTAGCTGCTCAAGTCACTGACGTTGTTATCCCTGCAAACTCTCAGATTATTGACTGTGTGATTGACGTTATTACCGCAGCGAGTGGCGCGACTAACCTTAGTGTTGGTGACACTGTCGGCGGTGCAGCTACAATCCTTAACACATTCGCAATCGGGACATCTGCTGGTCGCAAGTACCCGACAACTCAGGCTGGCGCTGCATTAGCTTGGCAGGACACTGGTACGGCAGACATTCGTTTGACTGTGACAGCTTCCGCAGCAACAAATGCGGGTCTTGTTCGTGTTACAATCTTGTACCAGCAGAATAACAACCTTGCTTAATAGGAGGGCGGAATGGCTGCTTCTATCACAGCAAAAACAGTTACAGCTACCGGAACACTTCTGGGTGGCAGAACTCGTCTAAAAGCCTTCTATGTAAAAACGGCTGCAAGCGGGTCACCTGCGGTGGTGTTTAAAAATGGCAGTAGCGGTGCAACTCAGTTGTCAATGGTTTTTCATCAGTCTGATGACAACCAGATCACCATACCTGACCACGGTATGATCTTCGCTGATGAGTGTCATGTGACACTCACCAATGTAGATTCGATTACTGGATTCTTTGGCTAATGGCTAGAAAACCAGCCAAAATGCCAAAGCGTAACAAGAAAAATTTCCGCTCTACAAAGTCTGGAGCGGGAATGACCAAGGCTGGTGTGGCGGCTTACCGCCGCGCCAACCCGGGGTCAAAGCTAAAGACTGCCGTTACTGGCAAAGTAAAGAAGGGCAGCAAAGACGCTAAAAGACGTAAGTCATTCTGCGCTAGATCAGCAGGACAGATGAAGAAGTTTCCAAAAGCGGCTAAGAATCCAAATTCAAGACTGCGCCAAGCGAGGAGAAGGTGGAAATGTTAAGTTCTCAGTTTGTAGCAGGGACAGTTTTTGTAGCGTTTATAGGCGTTTGCGTCACAGGACTCACATGGATCTCGTCAACTTTGATTAAGGTTGACAAGAACGTGGCTGTGATGGCTTTGAAGATTGACGCTAATAATGAAAAGATTGATCAACTCCATGGAATGATACGACCCATGTGGGAGGATTTTACAGGGAGAACATATGATGACAATCTCGCGAAGCTCGATATCAAAGCAAATTAAAAATCCGCCCGGTAAAAAGAAAGTAAAGAAAAAGAGGAAAAAGAGGAATGGCTAAAGATGCATGTTACCAAAAAGTTAAACGACGCTATAAGGTCTTCCCGTCGGCGTATGCAAGCGGGGCTATCGCCAAATGTAGAAAAGTCGGTGCAGCAAACTGGGGAAACAGCAAAAAGAAAGCAAAAGGAGGGACGTTCAAGTACCGTACAACCAAGATATATTGATAGCGGTGCCATCGTTTTAAGGCCGTGATTGAGTTTGTGTTGTTTGTGTATTTAAACGGTAGCTTGATAGACAAGACACAGAAATTTAAAGACATGGACAGATGTTTATACTTTTCGTCCAGACTTTCAGCACAACCCCCTGTTCCTACGGGAGAGGGAAAAAGATTGAAGATGCATGCAATTTGTAAACCTGTACCAAAGAGATAGTTATGGAACCGATATCAACGGCCTTGGCTGGGATAGCTTTAGTTAAAAGTGCTGTTGATGGTATCAAGAGTGCGATTGGCACTGCGAATGACATAGGAGATATTGCAGGTCAGATAGATGCCTTGTTCGCAGGTCAAAAGCAGGTAAACGAGGCTAGAAATAAAAAATCCGGCGTTGGTCTGACAGATCAGTTTGGTGTAGAGTCCGTAGCTCGTGAGGTTATTGACGCTAGGATAGCGGCGGAAAAGTTACAAGAAGTAGCCACTATGGTAGATATGCGTTTTGGCCCGGGCACATGGAAGGGTATTTTGGAAGAGAGGCAGAAAAGAATACAGGAAGCCAAGGAAGCTGCGATGAGGGCTAGAAGAGAGGCTATTCTTAAACAAGAAGAAATGGTGGAAAACATAAAGGTAGCTCTTGGGATATGTTTTGTTATTGTTGTGGCTGTTGGAGCTTTTATCTTAATGATGGTATCCGTAGCCAAATCTTCAGAGGTATAGAAAGAATCTTGTAAATGACTGTTAGAAAGACAAAAAAAGGTGCAGCACTCAAGAGGTGGTTCAAGGAAGAGTGGAAGGACGTTTCCACGGGGAAACCGTGTGGGCGTAGCAAAGGTGAAAAACGGGGTACTCCATATTGCCGCCCCTCCAAACGTATCTCCTCTAAAACTCCCAAAACCTCCAAAGAAATGACAGCTAAAGAAAAACGTAGTAGGATATCGCAGAAGAAAAGTTTAGGTCAACCAGCGGGTAAGCCGCGAAGAGTTAAGTCTTTAAGAAGAAAGAAGAAAGGTTAATCAATGGCCCTTTCAGGATCCAGAAACTTTGAGCTAAACGTCGCTGAAATTATTGAAGAGGCGTATGAGCGGTGTGGGTTAGAGGCTCGTACTGGTTATGACTTTAAAACAGCAAGGCGATCTCTTAATTTGATGTTTGCTGACTGGGCTAACAGGGGTCTTAACTTGTGGACTGTTAAGCAAGGCACACAGGCTCTAACATCAGGAACAGCGACATACACTTTCACAGCGGATTATACAGATCTACTAGAAGTAGTGATACGTCGTAGTGGCACGGACTTCGAGCTAGATCGTATGTCCAGAGGGGATTATCTAACCTTACCTGCAAAAACAACAGAAGGTCGCCCGAGTCAGTATTACTACAATCGTCAAATACTGCCACAGGTCACACTATGGCCTACTCCAGATAACTCTACGGATACTTTGATTTATTATTATGTTCAGCGAATGGATGATGCTGACACTCTGGTTAATACAACGGATGCACCGTTTCGTTTCTACCCTTGTATGGTAGCAGGTCTAGCTTACTACGTCGCGATGAAGAAAGCCCCGGATAGAATTCAACTTTTAAAAGCAGTGTACGAAGAAGAGTTTCAACGTGCAGCAGATGAGGACGAGGACAGGGTGCCGCTGAAACTTCAGCCTAGCATTCAATATCTTCGGGTTAATTAATGGCAAGACATGCATCTGGTAAAAGAGCTTGGGGTCTTTCGGATCGTTCCGGGTTTCGATATCGCCTTGCAGAAATGATCGTTGAGTGGAATGGTCTCAAGGTTGGTCCAGATGAGTACGAGATTAAACATCCACAGCTAAATCCACGCAGAGTAGGCCCTGACCCACAAGCTCTATTCCAGCCTAGACCAGACACAGCTACTGAGGTTGCTGGGCAAGTTCTTCTAATAATGAATCCCTTTCAATCAGGTAGCGCGGGTTCTTCTGTAATCACTGTGTTTGAGCCTTCTCATGGTCGAAGCACATCCAATGTAGTTATCTTCCGTAAAACACAAGCGTTCGATGGTTTTTCGACAACTGCTTTGGAAAAAGCTGCGGGACACACAATTACTGTTGTTGATGCGAATTCCTATACAATCACAATTACTGGCGAAACGGCGACCACTGGTGGCATAAGAGGTGGTGGTGGCGTTGTGACCGCTGCTGCTGGCGTAGCAACAACATCATCGACGTTTGATTCGATAAGTGTTACATTCGATTCGGCAAGCGAGACATTTGACGAGGCTTAAATGGCAAAACAAGCAGTAGGAATTGGAACAACAGCGAATGACGGAACGGGTGATACCCTTCGTGCAGGCGCAGATAAGATAAACGACAACTTCGATGAGATCTATACTGCGTTAGGTAACGGAACCACGCTTACAGATATTATCGACACAAACGGCGTTCTTGACGTAAGTCAAGGCGCGAACAAGATCGTTTTCTACTATGCAGCTTTTAGTGATTTGCCCAGTGCATCAACATATCATGGAGCTATTGCTCATGTTCATGCACTTGGAGGGATGTATTTTGCCCACGGTGGAGCTTGGCTACGCTTAAATGATGAAGCAAGCGGTCCTGTAACCAAATACACCGCTGGTGTGAACGGCTCTACCGCATACACATTTACTGGCCCCGGGGCAACTTCAGGCAATAATCCAAACTTTACCTTCTACAAAGGGCATACATATTTGATTGACAATACAGCTAATGTATCAAGTCACCCTTTGCAAATCAGAACATCTAATGGCGGCTCTGCTTTTACAGCAGGGGTGACAGATAACTACAATTCTACCACCGGGTTGACGCAGTTTATTGTCCCGCATGAACCAAGCGATACATCTTTGGTGTATCAGTGCACTAACCATAGCGGTATGGTCGGCAATATAACAATAGTATAGTGAGCAAGTGACATGTCATTTACATACACAGAGCTACAAGACGCGATAAAGAATTTTACAGAGAATGAGGAAACTTCTTTTGTAACTAATCTGCCTGTGTTTATTCGTGGCGCAGAAGACCGTATCTCTACACTGGTTGATCTGGAGCTATTCAGAAAGAATGCTACATCACAACTTACGGCTAGTGATCCTTATCTAAATGTGCCTACCGATTATTTAGCACCCTTTTCTTTTCAAATTACAACAGCTAATTATAAAGCATTTTTAGACTTCAAAGATGTAAACTTTGTTCAACGGTATTCAATAGATTATGGCAGCAATGCTGTCCCAAAATACTATGGTATTTTTGACGTAGATAATTTTATTGTGGGTCCCACACCGGATCAGGCATATACAGTAGAGCTTCATTATTACTACAGGCCAGCCAGTATTACGGCTGGGGCAGGTTCAGGTAATACTTGGCTCAGTACTAATGCTCCTAATGCCCTTCTTTACGGTTCTCTTGTAGAAGCGTATACTTACATGAAGGGTGAACAGGACATGATGCAACTGTATGAACAAAGGTTCATGCAGGAAATACAACGACTAAAGGATTTGGCTGAAGCTAGAGAGAATAGTGATGCCTACAGGAGAGGTCTACCTGATAGGCCACGCACTTAAACAGGAGTAAGAACGATGGCAACATCAAACGCAGCAACCAATTACCTAGAGAGA